AAGGTATTTTTTCGAATTGATTTGATCCGCGGTAGTAAAACTACCGAAGTTGGCCGATTTGCCAGCAAGTTTAGGTGCATTATTCCCTTTTCGCTTAGGGGGGATTTGGCTTCTGGATTTGGTCTGCGCACCACCTGAGTTGTTTTTAACTTTGGGCACGGGCTGCGCTCCAGCTTCCTTTTTTCCACCTTTAGACTTGCGCTTTTCGGCTTTTGCGCGTACCTTGGCAACATATTCGGCCTCAGTAATCTTTCCGGACTTTCGGGCAGCTTTGAGCTTTTTGTTTCCCATGTAGCTTGATAAGGCTCGGTTGGAACAAAATTCATAAAGTAAAAAATTTACTTGGGGATCTTTTAAAACGGTTACGTACTTACAATAAAAGCCGTTTCGGTGGGCCAAAAGAGACCCACAGGACAAAGAAAATGTATTTTTCACCCCCATAAAGCATGAAAACGCCCAGTACTATCCGATTGGGCCTCCCAGCCATGCCACATAGCAACAATTTCAGCATCGGTTTTATAGAACTGAAGAACGAAAGTTGAACCGATGAGATTCCTAGACAACTTTCTGAAATAAAGATCGGCCCACTCATAACAAGGTTTATTGGGCCACAAAAGGGGCAAAATATTGCCAAGCTTCTGTATTAACAAAATAGGATCGGGGTTCTCATCAATGAGAAGAGTACAAAACAACTTCTCATAATTCATACGTGGAAGCATAATACTACAACCACACCGGCATCGCACAAAACCCTGTGAACAAAACTCAATGGTTTCCCAGGAGCTATGCTCAGAATTTTCAAGAAAAGAAATACCTAAAAGTCGAGCGCCACTAATGACATCATAAGCGTCAAAATAGCCAGGCTGAGAACTAAAAAGAAGGTCATCCCCACATGTCTGACCATGAACAGTTTTTTGCCACTGCTGATAAGAGTGGTTAGGGTAACGCAAAATGTAAGAGAAACCATTTGCAACAAAATTAGCAACACCATTGTCGTCTATGGTTGTAAAACAACCACTCACTTGAGAGTGGGTTTTAGCTACAACACCACCATCGGGTAGGACAATAAGCCCAAAACAATTTCCCCAATAATAGTTTATGACGCGAATGAAATTATCTTGCGTACGATAAACATGAGACAACAAAGAATAACGAAAAAGAGCCAACTTGCAAAAGAACATTGCAATGAGGCCCCCATCCCAATTTTCCCCGTCTAGGTCATTTGGTTTCTGAAATTCTTTCAGATAAATCCAAAGGCGGTGCCAACCACCACCCCACGCATTCTTTCCGACCCAAGACCAAGTCGCACCAGAAGAATGGCCACGACTACATTGATCGTAGAAGAGTGTTAAACCGAGGTAAGCGTCAAGAACAGAGACGCCAAGAAAAGCTCGAGTCTTTTCTAAATCGCACTTCTCTTTAGTGCGCAGTTCTGCCTTTAAATAACCAGAAAGGATGTTTCGGACAAACAACCGGAGGGCCTGCTGATCCCAATAATCAAGCAAAACCTCCTTGTTGTTCACGACAAAATCTTCTTTGTCGACCCATTCCTGGGACAGAATAGCTCCATTAGAAGCGCGTTTTGTATACAGACTAAGAAACTCATTATAAGTAAGAACTGTTGAATTACCACAACTAGGAGCATAGTGGTAATAAGCCCAAAGCCAAGCTTTATCCCAAGCACGAACCTGTTCAGAAGTCAAAGCAGAAAAAGAAGGAGTCTTTTTATAATACTTAGAAAAAGCTTTTTGGCACGCCAAAGGAGTCATTCTAGAGCCGCGCCAAGGCAAAGTTTCAACAGAAGTTGTGTCTACAGTAACCAAAACACTATTTCTAATATAAGAAGGAAAAGGATTCTCTTGGGAATAAACCTGAGTCAAAGGATCAACTTTCCACTTCTCTTTCAAAGGGAACCTATGAGTACTAAAATACAAGGTTTCCGGGACAATATCAAAATTTTTGACAATATGGGATTGTCTTTGTGCCGGCCAAAAATTGCCACCGTCTAGGAATGCACTCTCCAAAAAACCAAGAGAGGGCACTATGCTTTCCCAGACGGCCTCTAGTTTAAATGCCGATTGATAAACCAATCGGCATGACCAACAAAGGTCAAAACAGAGTTACTTTTTCCAGAACCCTCTCCTAAATGCATACCAACAAGAGCGTTGGTTTCACGATCAAAGACAGGACTGCCACTATTTCCAAGAGCAGTATCACTATCAACCTCAACATGGTCACTATCAACAATTTTGGTGACAGTGACTGGATTCGCTGAAAAATCAGAAAGATGTTTAGGACCATCCTTCAATTTTGAAGGGTCAATATAAAGATAGTAAAGTTTCTGACCAAGCTTGAGGGGAGCAAAGGAAATAGAATAAGACTTAAGGGAACCAAAAGATGGTTTCTTTGAATACGCGAAATCAGCATCAGGAAACAAAGTAGGAGCAGAAAGCTTAATCGTCGAACAATCGCGCTTATAAGTACAGCCGTTGACGACGATTGAAGCATTGTTAAAAAGATCATCACGAGCAAAAAGCTCACCCCAAGTAGCGGTAGTGTGCACATTGTAACAAATCTTATCAACAACACAAAAAGCAGTTGCGACAAACTCATTATTGACATTGTAGAGTGGAACAATTCCTTCAACTTTAAAAGGGATAGCAGGATTAGTCATGTTGCGAGACTCAGCCTTACCCTTAACAGGAATGAAAAGGGATGGGCCATTTTGCATGAAATCAGTCTTATTAGGAGCAAAATAAGTACCTTCCTCCTTCTTTTGTTTCTTAAAACAATAATCACAAAGACCATTTTTGCGAAGTCGAGGAAGAACTTTACCACAAGAGGAACAAGCCTTACCAGGATTTTTAGCATTCAAAGTCTTGGCAGGGGTTTTTCTTTTTGCTTCTTCTTTGGTAATAACTTTAGGTGTACAAGTAGAAAAGTGAGTACAATGATGACCACCACAAGCAGTATTACAACAATCAGCAACAGAACAAGGGAGATGCAAAGGACAATCACCAACATGAATACATTCCCTCTTAAGGGCCTTATATTGGTCAATGAACTCAGAGCCAACTTTCTTCTTATCATCCTCAACGCGTAAAATGGCAACCTCTTTTTCAAGAAGTTCCAATTTCGCATTTAAACCAGGTATAGGATCACCTGGAGCAGGAGTCAAGAGAAGAGCATTCTCAATCACAGCCGCACGAGCAGCTGGGACTTTCTTAGCTTCAGTAGTGTACAAAGCGGTGGTAACGTGAATAGCATCAGGATCAGTAAATTGGACACTTGGAGAAGAAGCAGGAAAAATAGTTAAAGCACCAGGCATGTGATGATCATGAACAGCACCGACAGGGGCCATTTCCTGAAAGAAATGAGTTTTTGGAATCTTACTCTCAGAAAGTGGTTGAGGCTTTTGGATGTTACCGGTGGTTTGTAAAAAGCGTAGAGCAGATTTCTGATCTAAGCCCATCCACACCCACATACAAGGAATTCCATTCTCATCTACAAGCTTCATTTCATTCCACCCAATTATCGGGTAAAGGGACATGGCACCCGATCGGTCTTCATAGACACGATCAAAGACTTTAATAGGAAGCCTTTGAGCTGAGAAGAACATTTTCATTCTTCTCATCAATTTTTGGAGAGTTCCAGTAGTAAAACTGGAATTCTCAATATCACGTTTCTCTTGAGTAAATTGAACGAGTTTTTCACCAATAGGTCTCTTCTTAGATTCGGGCATGTTACCAACTCCAAAATAATGTTCTTCGACATATTCTTCAAGCTCATCATTATCGATTTGCATATCAATTGGTTCACGCTTATCATGAAACTCACGATCAGGATCAAACTGATAAAATCTATCGCCATCCTCATCAGTTTGAGAACTATTATCATAAGGGTCTTCATCACTCCGATAAGAATAATCAGTAGTGTCAGAATAAACTTCGATATACTCGCCTTCGTTATTTCGTTGCCACATTTCAAGAAAAATGGCATCATCAGTGAAATCACGGACACGTTCCCACTCGGCAGGATCCTCATTTTTATCAGCTAGAGCATCTGCAAAGGCACCTCCACCTTCATATTCAGTGTAGTATTTGGATGTTCCTTTCTTACGATAAACAGCTTTGATGGCATGACCACCTTGAGGGGCAAAACTACGAATGGTTCGTGTCTTACCTTTTGTTTCTGATCGATTTTTACGACCAGTTCGTTTGAAAATAACAACCGCAACAATACACAAAACAATAACAATGGATATGCTAGCAGCCGCAACAATGCCAACTCCATGAGCTGAAATATGATTCATAATCTTCTTATGGGGCTTACTAACACCAAGAGAGGTAATAGCTGCCTGTGGACTTTCAGCATTTATAGCTGTAAGAACAAAAATTTCAGGAGCATGACAAAGCATATAAAGATCAGGAGAGTTCATCAACTCTTCACGAGTGAGAGGAGGATCATCATCAAAAGCCTGACAACCAGGACATTGCAAAGTATCACCATCAGCGACTTCAAAAAAACGGCTACACATATTACAAGTATACGTGCCTCCGCTTTTGTCTTCACTAGGCAACTCAGGAGTAATTTTCCTCCCTTCACAAAAGGACTTGACATCAACCAATTTAGCAGCATCAATTTTAGGAAAACGGGCTTTAGGAGGTAAAGTTCTCTTTGCACGACCAACCCTTGAATTAGGAGTACTACCAGAAGTACTAGAGGAACCTGCAACAGCAGGTGAAGTGGATGCCAAATCAATGTCATCCTCCTCGAGGGAAGTGTATAAAGTTTTACAACTCGCACGAATACGAGATGAAACAGTTATAGCATGAATCAAATTCTTAGCCAAATGAGCACCACCAACGAGACCTGGTATACAAAGAAGAGTTGCTACAACTTCAAGAGTAAGAAAAATAACTTCAGATGGTTTATGTTTGGCTTCCTGTTTTCTACGCTTGAACCGCAGATAAAGCTTATAAACCATCCAAATAACTATAGCAAAAGATAAGGCGGTTATTGATCGTTTCCAAGGCACTGGATCATACAAAATAATTCCAGCTGCATCTTTCGCCAAAATTGCCTGTTTACGAAAAGAGAGTAACGAACCTGTGATGAAATTTGTCCAAAAATAGAGGCACTTGGAGAGAAAACCATGGTTCTTAAGATCAGGCTGTCGTATGTGCAGCAAAGAACGATATGCTGCGCAATTAAAGGTGGCAAGAATGCCAGTGCTAATAGAGCAGCACACATATGTAAGAGGCCAAAAGGGACTAAAACCAAGAACGATACCGAAAGGGTAGACGACACTAG